GGCGTTTTAACACGCAGACCATTTGCACGAAAAAACAAGAGAAAGTTCATCTGTTCGCTAATTTGTTCGCAGGGGGGTAAGGGGGGCGGTATGCAAATCATCAAAAAATCCATCGCGGAATTGAGCAACGATCCGGCAAATGCAAGGAAACACGACGACCGGAATATCGAATCGATCGTCGCATCGCTTCGGCGGTTCGGTCAGCAAAAGCCGATCGTGATCGACATGAACAACATCGTACGCGCGGGCAATGGAACACTAGAGGCAGCTCGTCGTCTCGGATGGGATTCCATCGATTGCGTTAAGACTGACCTAAAGGGCTCTGACGCTATCGCCTACGCGATTGCAGACAACCGGACATCAGAGCTGGCTCAGTGGGATTCAGAAGTTCTAGCGGCTCAATTAAACGGCTTGCTGGCTGATGACGAAGATTTGCTCGATTCAGCAGGGTTCACGGAGGAAGAGCTAGAAGCACTGCTTGCAGATTCGGAGATCGAGGCAGAAGTCGAGGAGGACGAAGTTCCAGAACCTCCGATTGAGCCGATCACTAAACCGGGTGACCTGTGGATACTAGGAAACCATCGATTGCTATGCGGCGACTCGACGAGGGCGGAGGATGTTGCAAGGCTGATGGATGGGGCGAAGGCGGATCTGATGCTTACCGACCCACCGTATAACCTGGCGTATGAGGGCTGCAGCAAAAAGCGGACGGCGATCCAAAACGACAGCATGGATGCCGATTCGTTTCGCACGTTTCTTGCTGACTGCTTTCGTTGTGCATTTGAGTCAATGCAGCCTGGAGCGGCGTTCTACATCTGGCACGCAGACACTGAGGGCTACAACTTTCGCGGGGCAGTGATCGACTGCGGTCAGCAAGTGCGCCAATGTCTGGTATGGGCCAAGGACAACTCAATGTTCTCGCGGCAGGATTATCACTGGAAGCACGAGCCGTGCCTGTATGGCTGGAAAGATGGCGCGGCGCATTCATGGCATTCCGACCGGAAGCAAACCACGGTCTTGGAGTTTGCTAGGCCATCCAGAAGCGACGAACATCCAACCATGAAGCCTGTTGCTCTTTTTGCTTATTTGGCCGGCAACAGTTCCGGCAAGGACCAACTGCTGTACGACCCGTTCCTCGGCTCCGGCACCACTCTGATCGCCGCCGAGCAACTGGGCCGCAAGTGCTACGGGATGGAGATCAGCCCGCAGTATTGCGACGTGATTGTTCAAAGGTGGGAAAATCTCACTGGAGAAAAAGCAATATGCCAGTCCGCGAAACTCGATTGATGGAGCGTGCGTTGCGTGAGCGATGGCCAATAAAACCAGAGTACCGGGAAAAGATCATGTTTTCCCTTTTGGCGATTGTGGCCGACAAGAACGCTTCGCCACGGGAAAAGACCGCAGCGGCAAAGGCTTTGATGGCGGCGGACTCCTTGAACGTCCAGCAGGAAAGGATGGATCAAGCCGATGAACACGAGCGCAGGCAGCGACTGGTGGAACTCGCTCGACAACTCAGCCCTGGAGAAGTTGCTAGGCTCTCGGCTGAGTCAGGAGTCGTTGTCGATGGCCTCATCGTTGACGAGTACGATTCCGAAGAGGTCGAAGGACGCGGAGAGGATGGCTCGCAAGCGAGCGGCTGAGCGTGACCTATTCATTCCTCCACCGGTCAACATCGCTCAACGTATCGAGTGTGAATCTGATCCGGCGTTATGGCTATCGACCTACTTTCCGCGTCAGTTCTATGAGTCCTGGACGGATGATCGACTGGCGATGGTACATTCGATCATTGACGCGGCGAAGTACGGCGGAGACCAGGCGATAGCAGGACCACGGGGCGAGGGCAAGACGACGCTTGCAATTCGTGTTGCTCTTTACTTGATGATCCGGCGGTTAACGACATTTCCGGTGGTGATCGGAAAGAATGCCGACAAAGCGAAAAAGGAGGTTCGTGACCTCGTTGAGCAACTGCAACAAAATGAAATCTTCATCGCCGACTATCCAGAGATTGGAATCCCGTTTCAGGCTGTCGGTGCTTGGTCGTCGCGGGCCAGGATGCAAACGGTGCAGGGCAGACCAACCAACATCGTCATCGGGCCTGAGTTTTTCGTATTCCCGACGATAAACCGTGACATGCTACCAGGCTGGCCGAGTGACCTTGAGCCATGCAGCGCGGGGCAAGTGTTCTATTCGCTAGGTATTGACGGTGCGATCCGAGGAACTAAATACCGATCGGCTCGACCAACGCTCGTCATAATCGATGACATCGAGGACAGAGACGCAGCAGCAAGCGATGCTCAGATCCAAAAGAACGAGGAAGTCATTGAGCAGGATATCGGCGGACTCGGTGAGTCGGCAGAGCGGATTCCACGGGTTATGCTTTGCACCATTCAAAACAGGAAATGCATCGCCTACCGTTACACTGATCCAAAGATCAAGCCATCATGGAGGGGCAAGCGGTACAGGAAGCTTGTGACCAAACCGGATCGCCGCGACCTGATTGAGAAGTACATCGACCTCAGGCGCGGTCGCAAAGACGACGATCCAGACGCTCGGGAGGCTTTTCGCTTTTGGCGTGACAACCAAGAGGACATCGAGAGAGGCTCGGTCGTCAGCAATGCCAACAGCTACTCGAAAAAGACTCACGCCGATGGCGAGCCGATGGAACTTTCGGCGGTGCAAGCCTACTTCAATCGGGTCTCCGATATGGGCCAAAAGGCGGTTTCGACTGAGATCGACAACGATCCACCAGAGGAAGCCGGGCCGATGGGCTTGGGCATTACACCGGCTTTGGTCGAAAGTCGCGTCAGTGGGCTTGCTAGAGGCCAGCTACCGGCTAATACGGTGGCACTCACGGCGGCGATCGACTTAGGCAAGTATAACTGCCATTGGGTTGTCACGGCTTGGTGGCATGGGGCTGGCGGCGTTGTAGTCGATTACGGGATCGCTCAGGTCTATGGGACTGACAAGACTCTCGACCATGAGGCAAGCGAGCCGATGATTTATCAGGCTCTCTTGAATTGGCGGGATGAGTTGTTGACGAAGGATTTCGTCGATGCCACCGGGACACGTCGAGCCGTTGATTTTTGCTTGGTTGACTCCGGTGCTTTCACCAATGCTGCTTACTCGTTCGTCCGTGAGGTCGGCGGGATCTTTCATGTTAGCAAAGGTCAAGATCCATACTATCGAAAAGCGAAGTCGTCGCCCAATACGATCGCGGGTGCTAACCTTCACGCTCAAAAGTTGCCATCGTCGAATGTTTGGCTTTACGAGCTTGATACGTCGTACTGGAAACAGTTCGTCCACGAACGATTTATGACGCCGACCTTCGACGAAACGAATATGCTTCGGCGTGGTTCGCTATCGTTGTTCGCACTCGAGCAAGAACGGCGGCACAGCCAATACGCGCAACATATCGCAGCGGAAGAATTGGTGACGAAGTTCACCGAGGGCAAGGGCTCCAAGACCTATTGGATGGTCAAGGACTCGAATAACCATTGGCTCGATGCAACGTACATGGCGGCGGCTGGCTCCGAGGCTTGCGGCGTCAAGCTCATTGCTCCAAGCGAGATCGAGGTTCAGCCAAAGCAAGTCAGCGACCAACCGAAGCAAGCAAGGCAACAGCTCAAGGCTTATCAACACGGTCGGAACTTGAGACAGCGGCCAGGTGGGTGGATTCCAAAACGGAGGCATTAGGAATGGCGAAGAAAAGCAGGAAGCAAGTTGATGCTCCGAAGCAAACGGCAACAATCGAGCAACAATCGAGCGAGCCGATCTTTCGGCAGTTTACGCCGAGACCTTGCACGATGTGTGAAACCAGGCGGCCACCGGGCACCAATGCAAGTTACGTCTATTGCACTAGAGGCACGATTCGATTCTGCAAATGCAAGAACTGCAACCACACTTGGTCGCAAGAATGGAAGTGAATTTCTATCGACTGTACTAGACTAATGGTACAGGCTTATTGAGATAGTCGGCTTGCCATGCAATCCTTTGTGCATGGCATCAGCGGCAAGTCTGTT